CAAACTCAGTTTGTGAGGCTCTATGGACTGCTGCTGAATCAGCACCAGATACAGATATCAGCATGACACTTACAGCTGCATCAGGAGCGCAATTTGTGTTTCCAGTAAAGCCAGAGTTTCCAACTGCTGGTGGTGGAGGAATTGATGCACAGGAAGTATCATTCACATTTACAGTATCTAAAGGCGCAGTAACCGAAACCTTTAGTTAAAAAATAAAACGGGAGCAAACAATGAAGTTACCAATTACAATTGAATATAACTCAGGCGAGCAAGCAACATATATTGCCCAACCGCCTGAGTGGGCTAAGTGGGAAAAATCAACTGGTCATACTATAAGCCAAGCAAAAGAAAAACTTGGAATGTGGGATCTGATGTTTTTAGCATACAACGCACACAAGCGTGAAGCTGCTGGAAAACCAGTTAAACCATTTGAGGCTTGGATGGAAACTATTGCCGATGTAATAGTCGGTGATGCAGACCCAAAAGTCATCCAGCAGGAAGCCTAAACAGATTATTGGTTGAGTTGGCAATTGCCACAAAAATACCAATGAGTGAATGGGTTGACGCAGAGGACATTTTAACAGCGATCGAAGTATTGGAGGCGAGGTATGGCAAGTGAAACCATTGCTTACAGTCGCAATGACATACGCGATATTCTCAAGGCTTTCAAAGTTATGGATGATCAAGCGACTGAGGAAGCAAGAATTCAATCTGCTGCTTTGGCGACATACGCAGCTGAGGAAATTAAAACAGCAGCTAGAGGTAGAACAAAATCAGGCAAGGTTGCGCAAAGAGTTGCAGACGGCGTTAGCATTTCAAAGTCCAGTAAAATCGGTGAGTTCAAGTATGGTTTCGCACGACAGAAATTTTCAGGTGGGGCTAACACGCAAACCTTATGGGGTGCTGTTGAGTTTGGATCTAATAAGTTCAAACAGTTCCCTGCATATTCAGGACGACAAGGCAGAGGTTCGCGTGGATGGTTTATCTATCCAACGCTTCGCAGAATTCAGCCTGAATTGATTAGCAAGTGGGAAGCGGCATACAATCGCATTCTAGATAAGTGGGCATAAGTGGCAAGAGATACCAGAACCCTATCGCTTAAGATCCTTGCGGATATTGATGATCTTAAGAATAAATTAAGTCAAGCTGACAATGCCGTTGAAACTAACAGCGAAAAGATTTCAGCGTTTGGAAAGAAGGCTGCTGCTGCTTTTGCAGTCGCTGCTGCCGCTGCCGTTGCCTATGGCACTAAATTAGCCGTTGATGGGGTCAAGGCTGCAATAGAGGATGAGGCTGCACAACTTAGATTAGCCAATGCATTAAGGACTGCCACAGGCGCAACTGAGGGTCAAATAAAGGCAACTGAGGATTTCATTCTTAAGACATCTTTAGCGACTGGTGTTGCCGATGACCAACTTAGACCAGCCATGCAAAGGTTGGCAGTTTCGACAAAAGATACCGGTGAAGCACAAAGATTATTAAGCCTTGCTTTAGATATTAGCAAAGGCAAAGGCATTGAATTAGAAACAGTTGCAAACGCATTAGGTCGTGCGCAAGATGGCAACACAATGGCTCTTGGCAGATTAGGACTTGGATTATCGAAAGCCGAACTCTCAACATTAACTTTTACAGAGGTGCAAACTAGATTATCAGAATTATATGGTGGAGCAGCTGCTGAAAACGCAGAAACCTTCCAAGGCAAGATTGATCGCTTGAAGGTTGGATTTGATGAAGCTAAAGAAAGTCTAGGCACAGCATTATTGCCACAGGTTGAGAAGTTTATTACATTTATAAATGATGTGGGTGTTCCAGCACTTAACGGATTTATTGCAGGACTTACAGGTGATGCAGGACTAAGTGCAGCATTAACAGAAACACAGCGCGGTGCAGAAAGTTTTGGCAGAACCATTGCAAGTATTGCAGGTATCATTTCAGGATTTATTACATTTTTAAGAGAAGCAATTGGCTTAGTTGTAAAACTTGCAAATGAGTTGATTAGAGTTGTGAATATAATTCCGGGAGTTAATGTTGGTTCATTGCCTGACCCATCAAGATCAGGTAGTAACAGATTACCAAATGTGCCTAATAGCGGATCAAACTTTACCTATGGCTCAGGCAATCCAGTTAATATCACAGTGAATGCAATAGATGGCGAAGGTGCTGCAAGAGCTGTGGCAGGTGTGCTTAATCAAAGCGCAGCAAGATCAGCAGGATTGTTAGTCGGCGGAACAGTAGGTAGATAATGACCGCATGGTCGCCCGATTGGAAACTTACAGTTGCAGGTGTTGATTACACCGACATAGCCATTAGCGATATTCAGCATCAGGCTGGTCGAACAGACATTTATCAGCAACCAAATCCATCTTATTTGCAAATTACATTTGTGGCACTAACTGGTCAAACATTGCCATTCGACATCAATGACAGTCTGAGTCTGCAAGTTAAAGATACATCTGCTGCTTATGTGAATATTTTTGGTGGCGACATAACTGATATTACAGTCAGCGTTGGCGCAACTGGATCAATTGGAACTGTTATTCAATACACAGTTCTTGCAATGGGATCACTCGTTAAGTTAGCAAAAGAATTATATGCAGGAACAATCTCGCAAGATGAAGATGGCAATCAAATTTATGATCTATTGTCTAGCGTATTGCTTGGAACTTGGAATGATGTTCCAGCAGCTACAACTTGGGCAGGATATGATCCAACTGAAACATGGGCTAATGCGTTAAATCTAGGACTTGGTGAGATAGATCAGCCGGGCTTATACACAATGGAAAACAGAGGAGCTGAAACAGACACCATTTTTAACATTGCTCAACTAATTGCAAACTCAGCATTTGGATATTTATATGAGGATAATGAAGGCAACATTGGTTATGCCGATGCAGACCATCGCCAAAATTATTTATTGACCAATGGCTATGTTGATCTTGATGCTAGACATGCACTAGGTCAAGGACTTAGCACAATTACTCGATCAGGTGATATTCGCAATGATATCTACATAAACTATGGCAACAATTTTGGCTCACAGAAAACTGCAACATCTGCAACATCAATTGCAACTTATGGCTACAAAGCCGAAAGCATTCAATCAGTCCTTCACTCAGCTGTGGATGCTCAAGCTGTGGCAGATCGATATATTGCTCAAAGAGCCTTTCCACAACCAGCATTCCAGAGCATTACCTTTCCAATTACAAATCCAGAGATTGACAATAGTGATCGGGATAATCTGCTTGGCGTATTTATGGGGCAACCTCTAAACATTCAAAACCTACCTGCTCAAATTTCATCAGGTGAGTTTGAAGGATATGTTGAAGGTTGGTCATGGAGCACTAGGTTCAACGAATTATTCCTAACAATTAACTTGTCGCCTGTGGCTTATAGTCAAGTGGCGATGCGTTGGAATACAACACCAATCACAGAGGCATGGAACACTTTAAGCCCAACATTGACATGGGAATACGCTACAATCGTAGCCTGAGATAAAGGACAATATGGCAACCACTACTAATTATGGATGGACAACACCAGACGACACCGCTCTGGTTAAAGATGGCGCAGCTGCTATTCGCACGCTTGGTTCATCTGTTGATACAACAACAAAAAACTTAAATCCTGAAACAACTCTTGGCGATATTGCTTATCGTTCATCAACTGCAAATGTCAAAACTAGGTTAGCACTTGGAACTGCTAATCAGGTTCTACGAGTAAATTCAGGCGCGACTGCTCCTGAGTGGGCTACACCTACAAGCGGTGGCATGACTTTAATATCAGAAACAGTTGCATCAGCAAATTCCAGCATTTCATTTAGTAGCATAAGTGGAACATACAAACAATTGGTTTTAGCGTGGTCTGGTATTTTATATTCTGCTGCAACTAGCGAATTCAGTTTAAGATTTAATAATGACACAGGCACAAATTATCATTCAGCAGGTCTTAGAGTTTCAGGTACAACAGTCAGAGTTGAAGGTGAAGCAAAAACATCATTAACATCAACTGCTGGTGGCGTTGAGATTTATAGTTTTGGTCGGCGTTCAAATGTAAGTGCTATAAGTTATGCTTCATCTGGATATGTAACAATTGATAATTATGCATCAGCAACAAAAGCCAAAGTAATAAATGCAAATTTTGCGTATTATGATGGCGGTTCAAGCGATGCAAAAGCGGCAAATTGCGTTTTTACTTGGGATAATACAAGCGCAATAACTTCTTTAGATATTGTAAGACTTTCAGGCACAGACACAATTTCTAACATGACAAATACAACAATTAGACTGTATGGAGTATCATAATGACTAAGTTAATTATAAATGTTGAAACAGGCGAAGAAATTCTGCGAGAATTAAATAAGGCTGAAAAAGATCAACAAAAAATTGATGAAGCTAATATCGTAGCAAACCAAAAGATATTAAAAGCCGAAGCAGATGCAAAAGAAACTACTAAAGCAGCAATCCTTGATCGCATTGGTTTAACTGCTGATGAACTCAAAATGATACTTGGCTAATGAAGGCTTGGTTATCTAAAGCAGCTGTGCAATTGCGCGAGCAAATTGACGACAGTTTTGCCGATAGATCGCGCAAGTCGGATGGTTGGATCGGGGATCAAAAGCACCAAAACACTAAGAGCGATCACAATCCATTGCCAGATACTTATGAAGTTTGTGCAATCGATGTGGATGCCAAATTATGCGATCAGCCTGAGATGAGCATTTACTTAGCAGAGCAAATTAGAGTTGCTGCTAAAACTGACAAGCGAATTACTTACATAATCCATGTTGGCAAGATTGCATCTCCATTGTTAGGTTGGAAGTGGCGCAAATATAGAGGCATAAATTCCCATCACAAACATATTCACATTTCATTCAAACCAAATCAAAAAGGCAAGTTCTTTAACATCCCACTACTAGGAGGCAAGTAATGAAACTAAGCAACAAACACAAAGCAGCAATTAAGTCATATCTAAGAGCTGTTGCAGCTTCCGGTATTACTGTCCTATTGGCAATTGCAGCCGACATTCGACCAGAGTATGCAATTCTGCTTGGTTCAATAGTTGCACCTGTTGCTAAAGCAATTGATCCAAGTTCAGGCAAAGAAGTTGATTATGGACTTAATGCGAAATGACACCGAACGAATGGGTTGGATTAGCCGTTGGCGCATGCGCCATCGCAAGCAGTATATTGTTGGTTCTACGCTGGGTTATTAAATCCTATTTGCAAGAACTCAAACCTAATGGTGGCTCAAGCATGAAGGATCAATTGAACAGATTAGAAGCGCGTGTTGATGATCTGTTTATGTTAATTAGTAAGCGATAATTTATTTTATGGCGAACACACGCAAAACCACTAAACGGACAAAGATCAATAGGCGCGTAGTTCGCCACACTCCTGATCCATCAAAGATTGATGCGCATTACATTGCGTTGCACGAATGTTACAAAGCTGCAAGGAAAGCAGGATTTACACCAGAGCACGCATTTTGGCTCATGACTGAAATCAAAACATTTCCTAATTGGGTTGTTGGCGATGGTGGGATTATTCCTAGCATAGACCCATCTGACGATGAGGATGACGATTAAGCGCATCGCTTTTGTTAGCGATCTACAAGTGCC